CTGAGGAACACCAGGAACAGTTACATAATTAAGGGTCAGAATTGCTGCTGACCAACCAAGAATAATAACTCGGACAAGAGTTGATACACCCTCATCCGCCCACTCAAATTTGTTTTCCTTTTTGGCTTCCTCTTTCTTTGGATTATCCATAAGTAAAGAGTTAGGCATCTCTATTTATTAAAGAGAGCAATAAAATATTCAGCGTCTACTACTACTAATGGTTTCTTCCGATTCTTTTTCATAACTACTATAGGTTCATAGTCACCACAATTTGATGCTGCCTGTTCATAAGCATCCCACACGTTTAACCTTTCAACATTCTTACATTCAATTGAGTGAGGAAACTTTTGTCTTGCTGCCCGTGCCATGATGAGATCTTCACCACCTGCACCCATAGATCGAGACTCGATATCCTCAGGATGAACATCTAGAATCTCGATCAACATTTGACGTACCCATTTTTGTAGGTTACGTCCCTTCGCCTTAGCACTTTGTGTTTTCATTAATCAATCCCACGGGTCGCGTATTTGTACTTTATTGCCTGCATTCTCCATGCTTGAGCGAGACTTGACGGACCCTTCGAGAGGAGATCTCTCTCCTCCTGATTGAGTAGGTTTGTCTGTAGGAGATCTTCTCTCCATCCAGGTAAAGAATATTTTATCACAATTCAAAAGCCGCAAAAGTATTTTCTTCAACATCTTGTGTGATACCTCCAATTACATATGACTCAACTTCTGTTTCCTGTGGTGCCACTTGCAATCCTTTAGAACTCAACCAGTGTTGTGTCCAAGGCAAAGGATTGTTGTTTGCTGGAACATCAAAGATTGGTTTCATTCCAATACTTTTCATGCGTCTATTAGCAGTCCACTCAACATACTTCTGTAGAAGTTTTGCATTAAGACCAATCATCGATCCATCTTTGAAAAGATAATCAGCCCAGATTACTTCTTCTTCCACACATTTTTTAAACATGTTATAAACATTTTCTTCTTCTTCTTTGACAATAGAAATCATGTCAGGATCATCACCCTCTTTCCATTTGTTAAGGATGTTTTGAGTGATAGTCATATGCTGTGATTCATCTCTAGCAATAAGAGAAATAATCTTGGCATTACCTTCCATCTGTTTGTTCTCGGCAAACGCAAACGAACAAGCAAACGAAACATAGAATCTAATTCCTTCAAGAATATAGACGTTTGCTACAGCACGATACAATTTACGTTTCAGATCTCTCAATTCCCACTGAGCAGTTGGCGAATCTTTAAAGTCAGAACGCCACATGTTACCACTATCATACTGATGTGCTGCTTGTAGAAACTCATCGTATGCCTTAGTGACACTGGTTGCACGTTCCAGAATTTTTTCGTCAGAAATAATTTGATCAAAAATTTCCGATGGATCAGGGTAGATATTCTTAATAATGTGGGTATATGAGCGACTATGGATCATCTCCATAGTCTGCCAAATATTCATTGCTGACTCAAGTTCGGGTAGGCTGCAATAAGGCATGAAAGCCATGCCAGGACCACGACCTTGTACGGAGTCAAGCATGATCTGATACTTGAGGTTCGATGTGAAGATGTGCTTCTGTTCTGGTCGGAGTTGTTGATAGTCTGCACGATCTTTTTGCAATGAAACTTCTTCTGGTCTCCAGAAAAAACCTAGTTGTTGCTGAGTTAGTTTGTCAAAGACTGGATACTTGAAATTATCATATCTTTGAACTCCAAGAGGAGCACCAAAAAACATTGTCTGTGTGGTAGTGTCCACATGGTTTTTATTGAACACGGTCATACCATCAATTGATTTATATTCTGCATCACCAACCTTAAATTGCACAGCTGTCACACGCTTCTCCTTCTTGTTCTTGGTTTAAAATGTCTTGTACTAAGTCTTCTGCAGACTTTGGTTCTTCATTAGTATCATCAGTATCAATATCGGTTTTGTTGTCATACGTATTTTGATAATACGAAGTCTTCCAACCATACTTGTATGTATTTAAAAAGTCGCCTGCCATTACAGAAACTGGAACTTTATTCTCTGGATAATTTTTTGGATTGTAACTCCAGTTACCACTAATTGCTTGATCAAAGAATTTCTGCATTACAGAAACAATATTAATGTATCCTTCATTGCTCTTCATGTCCCACAGAAGAGTGTAGTTGTTTTTCAGGGTATTGAACTGAGGAACAATTTGCTTAAGAGGTCCTTTCTTTGATTTTTTAACGGACAAGTAATCTCTAGGTGGTTCGATTCCATTGGTTTCATTTGACACAACGGAACTGCTTTCTGATGGCATTTGTGCGGACAATGTGCTGTGTCGCAATCCGAACTCTTTGATATCTGAGCGAAGACTATCCCAATCACAATTCAATCCTCCTGCGATTGTGTCAACTTCACGCTTGTAAGTGTCGATTGGGAGGATACCATCGGAATATTTTGTGCGATCGTAATAACCACATTTTCCTTTTTCTTTTGCCAACTCGTTACTGGCTCTGAGTAGATTGTATTGGAAAGATTCAGACAGGTCATGGACAAGTTTCCAAGATGCTGGGTCATCGTATTTAACTCCTTGACGTGCTAGGTAATGAGCAAGACCAATGTAACCTACCCCTAGACTACGGCGATTCTGTGTTGATATTTCTGCCGCTTTAACAGGGTAATTCTGATAGTCAATCAATTCTTCGAGACCACGGACTGCTAGGTCACATAGTTCTTCCATTTCATCTAGTGATTTGAGTTTACCAACATTGACTGCAGAGAGAATACATAGTGCAATCTCCCCGAATGGATCATCAATGTGCTCAATTGGGTTAGTAGGAAGAGTAATCTCTTGGCAAAGATTAGACATGCTAACCTTATCTTTGAAGGAAGAATGAGAGTTACAATGATCTATATTCATGATATATAGACGACCAGTTTCTGCTCTTTCTTTTAGAAGGGCAAGAGTTAGTTCTTGTGCCCCGATAGTCTTTCTTGGAATAGACTGATCTGATTCATAGTCCACATAGCGAGCGTCAAATGCATCAGTACCAAAAGCATCATAGAGACCTGGTACGTCATGCGGTGAGAAGAGGCTAATCTCTTCATTCTTAATGAAACGTTCATAGAATAACTTAGATGTTTGAATAGAATAATCTAGTTTACGTACACGATTATCTTCCGTGCCCTTATTATTTTTAAGAACAATAATGTCTTCTATTTCTTGGTGCCAGATTGGGAAGTGTACTGTAGCTGATCCACCTCGGATGCCATTTTGCGTACAACATCTGACAGTGCTTTCAAATTTTTTGAGGAATGGGATAACACCTGTATGAGCGACTTCTCCGCCTCGGATCTTAGCATTGACCCCACGGATTCTGCCTGCGTTGATACCGATTCCTGCACGTTGAGCAACATACTTGCCAATCGCCATGTCACTAGAAAAGATACTATCGAGGGTGTCATTAGCATCAATAAGAACACAGCTAGCAAATTGTCGAAGTGGAGTTCGCACCCCTGCCATGATAGGTGTGGGAATGTTGATTTTGTGCTTGCTGATTGCGTTGTAGTATCTTCGGACATAATCGAGTCTAGTATCAAGAGGGTACTCCGCGAACAATGTCATTGCAATAAACAGATACATGTACTGAGGAGTTTCGTACACATCTCCACTGCTTCGATCTTGGACAAGATACTTATCTACAACTTGGCGTAGACCTGCATAAGAAAACAGATAGTCTCTACCATGATCTACCCAAGTATTAATTTTGTCCCAGTCATCGTCGCTATATTTATCTAGCAACTCTTCATCATAAACTTTGTTGATGGTAGCATTATATAGTGCAACATCATATGCTGATGGCATACCATCTTTCCAAACAGACTTATTAAATACTTGTTTGCGAAGACCAAAGAGAAGAAGTCGAGCAGCAACATATTGATAGTTTGGATTATCTAAACTAATTAAATCACTCGCAGATCTAATAAGAATCTCCTGAATGTTCTCAGTAGTGATCCCATCATGAAACTGAATATTGGAATGCATTTCTACTTGACTTGCAGAGACTCCTGAGAGACCTTCTGTCGCCTCTTCAACCATCTTGTGAATCTTTTCAAGGTTGAGAGGTTCAATAGACCCGTCGCGCTTCTCTACGTTGATTGTGCTCATACCTTTTTCCATTCGTTCATTTTAAGTGTTGCTTCTAGTCCGCTGTAAGTGTTTGATTTTACCAGAGATTGAACGTCATGTCCAGCGAGTGCCATGTCGTTTAAGTCTTTCTCTTTAATGCTTTTAGGGAAGATGACTACCTTATGCCCTGCCTTGATCGTCGATGCAATCTTATTAACAATTTCTCTCGATCTGGGTTCGTTGTCATAGGTGTATACGAATCGATAATCATAACTGCTAAGGTTAACATCGCTACCACACATAGCAATAGCGTTGTCAATGAAATGACTGTCGAAGGGTCCTTCTGTGACATATACTTCCTTGGTGGGGTCAACACGATCTAATCCATACACTTTAGGCATGGAATCGTCTAGCATAATTGTAATGTATCTGATCTTAGCTTTAGGGGCAAGAGATCTTCCCTGGAAACCAAACATGGTTCCATCTTTATCCCTTAATGGGATGATAATTCTTGGACTATCCTGACGTAACGTATCAAACGTTTTCTTCTGTTCGTTAGTCCATGCTTTAAACTTGGGGCAATAGTAAAAACTATTTAAGTCTTCAATTTTTCGATTCTGTAAATATTCTCTCGCTGGGTGAGAACTATTTAGCGCAGAGATTGGTTGTAATCCTGTCTCTTTTGATTTTTTAAAGACTGGTTTCTTGAAATCAAGTTTTGGTTTTGCAGTTTGACTATTTTTACCAGTCAATCCCTCTCTATATCTCTCCATGACATACTGATCATGAAGATGAGATGAGTGATCTTTTAAAAAATTAGTGAATGTTCTGCCCATGCCACAATTGTGACACTTAAACACAAAGTCATTCTTGACTTTGAAAAGATACCCACGAGCTTTGTTTTTATGTTTTTGAGAGTCGCCACAATAGGGACAACGAAAATTATATGTCTTGTCGTTCTTCTTTACGAACTTATCAAGTTGCGAAGAAATCAGACTGACATACTTGCTATCAAGATAACTCACGTACTAAAGGTCTTGGTCCTTCTATCATAGCATTGGTAGACCCAGGTGTCAATGCTTTTACAAGAGGTGGGACCACTTGTAATACTGCCACAAGGGTAGCAAGCACAGCGCCAGCACCGACAACAAACTTTGCGTTGGCATCCACTTTCTTTTGGATCTTACTAATCCTATCTTGAGTCAGTTGATGATCCTTTTCATGCCTTTCCTTCATCTCATCAAGCATACCGATGATGAGTTTATCAGCACGTTCGGATTCATCCAAACGATTTTCATGACGCTCCAAGATTACAGCAACTCTGTTGCTGTTTTCTGAGATTGTACCTACTGCTCTTTCAAGTTTGTCAAGCATCTCTTTCGAGAGGTCTTCATAAATATCGAGTTTTGATTCTAATACTGCTAATCTACCAAGACCGAATGCCATATATTTTACATTCCAGTGTGCGTATTAATACTCAAGTATTTATACATTTCTAACTGCGAAGTCTAGTGCAGATTGATACGAAGAAGCATCTTTGTTCAGCATATAACGGAACTGCTGTTGCTTGGGTTCATCCAATTGTGCATAACAAGCAGCAATGCGCTTAGCAGAGAAGCTATCTAGGTTTTGTGTAGTGCCATCAGAAAAATCAATCTTAGCAAAGGAAGATTCTCCCTGAGGATTTAGTTCTTGTGTTGCAACTTGCAGCGCAACTTCTAGTGCGTCAGTATTTTCATGAATCATAGTATCACCTGTCATTTCAAAAGAGTTTTTCTGGACTTTTTTTTGTTGATCGCTTGCTTTCTTTTTAAAGTCAGACAAACGTGCTTTCATCAGGGTGTCCATTTCTGATGTCTTGGACTGCATTTTTTCTTTTGCTTCCTTCTTCTTCTTCTGCATATCCTTCTGGCGTCCAAGTTTTTTGCCTTGCTGGATTTGCTTCTGTGCTCTCTCAGTTTCTGAGGGCACAGCTTCAGAAATAATTGTTTCTTCTACTTGTTCTTTCATCTTTCTTTGGTTAATACGAGAGAGCATGTTTTTCGCACCTGCGGTACGACCATCTACTTTATCTTGATTATTCTTTTTATACTTTCGTTGACCTTTTGTATTTACAAATACAAATGCAGGGGGCATAGCAAGACCACTGCCATTTCCCAACATCATTTCATTTAGATTAGATTCAGTTGCTTCAGACATTCTTGGTCTACTTTGGTATTAAGGGTTGGTGGTAATCTATTTAGAAAAAGCATGAATGCTTTTAAGTATGACCAATGCGTAGCCTCTATCTTGTAAAAAAGTAGAGGCGTAGCAGCGTCATCAAATACATTATACATTACTATAATATGATTAAGAATCAGGTGAGTTTTTAATTCACCTGTGGTCTCATATCGTTTGAATAAACGTTTAATATACCTAATCCTATTTAGATCTTCTTCAAAATCACCATAGGTAACTGATTGAGGATTATCATAATGTTTAATCGTAAAAAATAACCAGTTATCTGGTGTCAATTCATCGAAGATCATTCCCTATCAGGCAGTAGTTACAACAGCAACAGCAGAGATTTTCTCTGTAGCACCATTAGTGGAGTTGATCTTGACGCGGTAGGAACCAGCATCAGATTCTGCATAGGTAGCAACATCAAACGTTGTGCTGGTAGCGCCAGAAACGTTTGCCCATTTCTTACCAGACTTCTTCTGCCATTGGAAGGTGAGAACAGAGGCATCACCAGGAGGAGTAGCGGTAGCGGCAAGAACAAGTTGTAGAGCAGCACCAACAGCAACAGCAGTATCTGCTGGTTCTGTCTGGATGTCAATCAATACACTTACGTCTGCTGCAGCAGCATCATCTGCCTGAGTCTCGTTAGCATTAAGGTCAGGACCAGCAATGGTTACTAGCATCTCTGCTTTATGACGGGTGTTACCTTCACAATCGGTGTATGTAAAGTAAGACCACCAACCAGGAGCATTCAAACCACGCGCTTTGTTTGCTGGCAGTGCTGCTTCGGTGTCGTCAATAAAAATTGTTTGCTTTGCTTGTGCGGATGCAGCAACTCCAATGCCTGCTTTGGCTTTGTTAGCGTTGCTGTCCGTTCTTCCGTATAGGGACATTGGATCTCCAGTAGACTATTCGATTCTCATATTATTTATAAAAAAAGGAGAGGCACAACCTCTCCCCGTATTATCACTCTTCTCGGTTCTTAATTGCGGCAGATACAACTTCAAGAAGTTGATCATCCATATCAGTCTTGGTTAACTTAACTGCTTTAGCAAGAATAACAAGACAGATCTCAACCATCTTCTCACCAAGTTCTTCATTGTCTGGAATGTTTGCGACTGCATCTTTAATAATTTTGGATGCTAATGGAAGTAGAAAGGATAACATTGGTTCATGTCATAGGGCATGAATTATTTATCCTTTTTATCTTTTTTGCCAGGTTTCATTGGTTTAGGATCTGGTTC